GCTCAAGCACTGAAGTTCCATAAGGACCATACTTGTCGTTGCCGAGAACACGGAAGTGTGCCATCTGCCAGTTTTCAAAAGTCATACCACCGGAGTTCCACTGGAACTGAACATAGTTAGGGTTGGTGGGGTCTTCGCCTTCGAGTCTTTCAATCTCATGAGAAGGAAGACCAATACAATTTGTAATTCCCTTTTCCTCGTCGATGTCCAAATACAGAAACAAGTCACCGTACTTACACATGGAGCGAGCCCAACCAAAAAGGTTGAAATCCACATTTAAGATGTTCTTGTAGAGGGAGGATAAGATTGTCTTGATTTCATCGTTCTGACACTCGATTCGGAGCATCTCTTGAATTTGTGAACTGGTTGTCATCTCGTCTGCATAAATATCTAATGACGAGGCAATCTCTGGCATGTATTCCATCTGGTCAAAGTCCATGTATCTCTCTGCACGGTTTTGATTCGAGATGGCATTGTGATTCATAACCTCGAAGGGATTGTAGGTTGCCTTCTTAAAGCTCTGACCACTTGCAGATTTAAATTTGTATTTGTCGAGCTGTCGCCTTCTTTGTTGGCGGTACATCTGAACTCGTCTGTTGACGATTGGACCTGAGAATAATCTTGTTAGTCTTGTAAACAAGTCCGATGTTGCATTCTTTGGGTTTCTGTTGTTGTCTGCCATTTAAGTTATCCTTTGTAGAGCCACATAAAATCTTGATACTGCTTCGCTGTGTTTTCCTTCTTAAGTCCCTTTTCCATATCTAATGAATTATTATAACCCATTTGTCCAGGAATTTTAGTACTTATTTTCGTATTCGTCACAATCATAGCATCCAAGCATGCCTTACTATATTCTACGGACCTGTTGTTAGCAAGTATCGCAGTATCTCTGACCCAGCAGGCAATTGCAAGAGACATGATGAGATCATCGTTGTACCCTCTCATTGCTTCGGGTCTTCCGTTATTCCACACGAATGTTCGCATTTCGCTAATTAAACGCACAGAATACACTTTAAGTAGTTTGTTTCTTACATATTCTTCCAGTTTAGCAATGATAAGGGGGCGAGTTTTCATCGATGTGGTGAAGCCGGGTATTGCCGAGGACTTGTTTTCTGCAACAAGCGGGTCAACGTATTCGTGTGAGCCTTTGGTTGAATAGTAGAGATTTGGATACTGATATGCAATCAGCTTTTCCAAAATATTATACCCGACATTGTTGTTCTCGACGACGACCATACAGTTGCCAAACTCACGACCTGTGTTGTTTAAGAGGTCTGCGAATTGCTCAAGAGACGGCTTACCCTGATACTCTGCAACAACCTCCATAGTCTCTAGCTTGATGATATTGAATACTGAAAAGTCTTTTCCATCCCCGCGAGCGACATCGGCAACAAGGATATATGAGTTCTCTGGTTTGTATTCTTCCCACAGCCAGAGGTTTCTATCGAAAGAGGTTTTGTATTTAGGTTCACATGCAACTGTTTCAAGCTCACTAATATCATCGGGATGGATGACAGACTCGCCGGATGCCAAGAATGAACATTCAAGTTCCTGTGCAATGTCACGGCGGGACATGTTTCTTGTTTCTTTTTCGAACCAAGTCTTGTCCCTGTCGGGGTGTACATCCCAAGGAAGCATCGTTGGTTTAAAGTCGTTTCTACTCTCATCTGCATCTGCATATGTTTTGTGAAACCAGTTTCCCACACCGTTTGGAGTGGACAAAGCAATACAGCGACCACCAGTTGACAGTGTAGGATAAAGACCCATCCACAACTCATCAAGACCTTCAACGTGGGCGGCCTCATCGATTACAAGCAAAGACAATGCTTCCGAACGACCAGCATCGCCAGAAGTGGAGGATGCTTTAATCTGAGAACCATTTGAAAGCTCGAAAGAGGAGCGGTTATCAATTGAGATGTTTGCGGTTGCCATCCAGTCTGGAAGGTTCTTGATAATCTGCTTAACCTTCTTAACAAGGTTTGATGCTGTGCCAAACTTGGTTGCGACGACGAGAACATTTTTCTCTTTGTGAAACATCATCAGCCAAGCAATATAGGCAGCAGAGATCGTAGAAATACCCAACTGTCGTGCTTTGAGGATTACGTTGAATCGATAATCAACAAAGTCCTTGAGGAGTTGGGTCTGGAATTCGTATGTGTTGAAAGGAATCTGTCCCTTAAGTGGGTGTGAGATTCTTGCATAGGTATTCGTGAAGTAAACGGGGTCTTTCCCGCACTTCACGATTTCCTTAATCATTTGTTGTTTATTCAGCTTGTAGCCAGCCATAGGCACACTCTACTTTTCGTTGGCACCTGCAGAGATTTCTTCGTTCTCTGGTCGTTTAGCATTCTTGCCGAGTTCTAAGAAGGACTTGATTGCAGAATCAACGTCTCTTTTAGGTGTATCTGCTTTGTCAGCACCTTGAATCTCATAGTGACAGCTTGCTTGTACAAAAGAACGAACACGGGAAGTTGTCTGAACATTTCCGATGACATCGCCAGGGAGCTTCTTAAGACTAAGAGTTTCGCCTGTTACCTTTTTGTATTCCTTTTTGAGGAAGGAGGCAACTTCTTCAATTGCAGACTCAACCTCTGTCTTGAGGCCGTTGTCCATAACTTCTTTGTTGGCAACTTCTCTGTGGTAGTTGATGGTCATGTTGTTACCTGAAAAGGCGACACCGAAACCGTCCATGACTCTCTTGTCTTGAATCTTTGTTTCTTTATCTCTCATCAAGCCGACCTGTAGCTTGTTTCCTTCTTCGTCAAGTGCACCATCATATGCATTGGCTGCTGCTTGACTAATTCCTTTTACGATATCTGCAATGTTAGACATTTTTTTGTTTCTCCTATCGGGTTGCTTTTCTGCTGTTGCGGACATCAATGATTTCTGCCCTCATTTCTTTGAGGAGCTTGATGGCTTCCATAGCTTGCTTGCGAACACGGGTTCCAGCAGTTGCATTGCCACGATCAAATTTGTCCGTATCTTTTCCGGCTGATTCTAAAAGTTCTAAAACTTCACCTAATCTATCTTTAATCATACTATCGTTCTCCTACTTTGGGACGCCAGCCTGTTGCCCATCTTTCCTCTCTGTCCTCAACGTACTTAATGTAACACTTGAAACAACAGCCAAAACGATTAGTATATAAGTCGTCTTTTTTGTCGAAAGAATAAACGGAGCAAACCGGACATGTCCTGTCACTCTGCTTATTAATTAGTTTTTCTGACAACAAATATCCGTCTAATTCTTTCTTATCCCGCGATTCTGATAGTTCTCTTCGCTTTTCTTCTGAAACTTTAACTTGCTCTATGTATTCCTTTTCCTTTTCCTGGTCCCATCCAGATCTAGGATTAGCAATAGCCTCTTTTCCATACTTGCTGGAAATGGCTTTTTCAACTGCAGCAATGTCGTTTAAGTCTCGTTCTTTCATACTTCACCTTGAGAAGTTTTCACGGCAGCATAAAAGACTCCGATAGAAGCCAGGATTCCTGCAAAGAACCCACCAACAAACCACCACTCGCTGTAGTCTGCTGAGGAATCTTCAAGTGCCTTCGTAAGTCTCTCGATTTCTTCTGCGTTGATCTTTTTGATCGCTTCATACTTCTCTTGCTCTGCCTTTAGTGTAGCATCAAGAATCTTAGTATTTAAGTCACAAATTGACTTTTCTTTCTTTTTCTCATGCTCGACCTTGATGTCACACTTTTTAATTTCATATTCTCGCTCTGATATAACAGTGGCTGCAGACTCTGAGTCCATGATCACACCGTCAAAAGGAGCTGGTTGTCCTTTGCGAATCCCCTCTACAACGAGTTCATTGGTAAAAGCGGGGAAACTAAACAACAATACAAATGCTGTTAATTTTTTCATACTAACCTTTCTTGAATGCATCCTTCATGGCATCTGCAAGAACCTCTACTTCAAGTTCTTCAAGAGACTTTTGTCTCTCTTCTTTTTCTTGCCCTGCATTCTCAAGTGCCTTCGACTCTTCAGAAATTATCTTCTGAAGTTCTTTTGAGTGTTTCAGTGCGGCACCTTGCACCTTCTTTGCTTTCTTTGCCTCGGCTGCTTCGATTGCCTCGACCTTTTCTTTGTGACTCTCCATAGAGCCGATAAGCAAGTTAGCCATCATCTCCACCTTTTTGCGGTGGATGACGAAGGCAACCGCAATGGCAATCAACACTACTGGAAAATACCAGTAATGCTTAAGCCATAATAATGTTTTCTTTAATTTAATCATTTCTTGTCGCCTTCAATCTTGTGCCGCCATCTTTTGTCGGCACCTCTTCGTGGGGAATGTGTTTCCAAATCTTTCTGCCTGCACTTGTCTGAACCTTGTCGCTGTAAAGAATTCCAAGTTGCTGGATAAGATATTCGTAAAATTCGGATATCTTGAATCCTCCGGAAGTCTTTCTTGCATTGCCGACTGCCCAGCCGTCTGCGAAAGGAGAGGTGGCAACGTATGCTTTTGGCTCATCATTACTGACAAGGAAATAGAGTCTATCTGGCGAAAGGTCGTACATCACCAAATCATAACCTTTCCACTTTCCCAGTTCCTTGCGAGTCCCTTTTCCTGGAGCATGGACACCATAAAAGTAGTTCAGACTTTTCTG